ATCATTAGATAGAAATTTGAAAAAACTACAACCTATATTATTTGGTATCTTAGCCGTAGTTATAGTTGGATTATACATGGTTATACTCCTACCTATATTTAATATGGCTAGCTCGCTTAAATAAGGAGGAATATATGGAAAATATTATTAAAAAGTTCAAAAATAAAGATGGCTTCACACTTATTGAGAAGTTTGTGTAGGAGTGATGCTTATTTTTTATTACCTTTAAACCTTGTATTCAATAGACTTTATAAGTATATCTACAGAAACTCTTTTTTGTTTTTCAGTAGATAAATCACGTATATTTTTAAAATCTATATCGATACTTTCAATAAAACTATTTAAAAAACTTGTTTTTTCTTCTACAGATAAATTATGAATTAGTTCAGAGAAGTTAAGAGAGATATTTTTAATTTTATTTTGTATATTGTTATTTTCTTTAAAAATTAATATTTTATTTTCTTCATCTTTTAATTCATCATATTTTCTTTGAATATTATCTTGATGTTTTTTTAATTCTTCATCAGTCAGCAATTCATTGAACCATGCTTTTTGAAGTTTTTTCCTTTTGTTTTCTAATTTAATATATTCTTTGCGAAAATCTACAGGTTTTAAAGTTTTCTTTTTTTCTTTTGAAAATTCAAGTGAGAAATCTAGATTTTTAAAATATTCTACTAACGCTTTATCGATTTTTTTTGAGTTAACTTGTCTTGTAATATCGTTAATTCTTTTACAATAAATACAACGATAACTATATGTAGTAGTTTTATTTCTTATTTGTCTAGTGCAAGCTAGTTTTCTATGACAAGTAGGACAATTTATTAAACCACGATAAGGAGATGGATAAGAATCTTTTCTACTTTTAGAAGAATAACAACTTCTTATTTCTAGCATTTTTATAATTCTACTTTGTTCTTCATCTGTAATGTAAGGTTCGTGAGTGTTTTTAACTTGTGTATTCATTAAAGTAGTGTGACCTGCATAAACATCATTTCTTGCTATCCTATTTATTGCCATAAAGTGCCATAAACCTTTTCTTAAAGTAGAAAAACCATTTTCTTCTAGTAACTTTGCTATTCTAGTAGTACTATCCCCATCAAGTAATCTTTCAAAAATATATTCAACACATTCTTTAGTCTTTTCATCTTTTACTAGTTTTCCATCTTTTTTAACATATCCGAAAGGAGCGTTGTTTATATAATTACCATTTTTAACCGATTGAACTTTACCAGCCATCGTACGTTGAGTAATAGTATCACGTTCAAGTTGTGCGAATGTAGACAACATACCAACGGTTGCCATACCTATAGCTTGTGAAGTATCAAAGTTTTCAGATAGACTGATTAAATCTACATTATTAGGTTTAAAGAAGTCTTCTATAAGCAGCATAGTATCTTTAATAGAACGTGATAATCTATCTAGTTTATAAATTAAAACAATATCTATTTTGTCTACATCGTCCTTTAATCTATCTAGTGCAGGACGGTTAAATTTAGCACCACTTACACCAGCATCTACATATTCACCAACTATTTTATATTCATGTATTTTACAATATGCTTCTAGTTTTTCTTTTTGAAATTCTAATGAGTTTCCATTTTCAGCTTGTTCTTGAGTAGAAACTCTCATGTATAAAGCAACGCGTTTCATCTTTATTTCCTCCATATCATTGACTTTTAAAAAGGAGGTATGCTATACTTTAATTATCAATTCATGACTGATGAGGGTAAGAGCATACCTCATGGTATCAAAGTGTGCTTACTTTTCAATTCTCACTTTATACCTATAAGGCTTTAGAACTATTTTACAACGGTTCGCTTTCTAGCATAAATAGAAACGAGAAAAGCGTTTCTATTAATAAAAATATCTTTTACAGTTCGAGCTTACTTGAAATAGTAAGCATAGGGCTATGCCCACCGTGAAACAGATGTTACCAGCATCTGTTTTTTCTTTTGTCTTAAAGTGGTCGAAATCGACCAGTTTAGAAATAATATTCTAACCGTGTCGAATTATACACGGTTAAATTTTTTACTTATCAACTGGAGTAAAACTATCTACAACTTTTCCTATAATATTAAAATAGATATCTCCACCTTCTAAATCAGACCTGTAAATAATAATATCAGAATACTTTTTATTTAGTGATTTTAAAACAAAACGACTTCCATCGTTGTATAATTTCTTTACATAACTTTTTCCATCGTAATCAACAACATAAATATCTCCATTCACATTATCATAACCTTGTTTTAACAAGATAATATCTCCATCTGAAAACTCTGGCTCCATACTATCTCCGAAAACACAAGTTGCCATATCGTAAGGCATTAAGTCTTCACGGTCGGTATAATAAGGTACAACCTCATTATTTCCATAAGAATATCCGACACCAGCAGCAACCTTTTCAGTTACAAAAATTTCTGTTAGTTCTTTAGGTTTATATTTTATAGAAACTTCCTGCATCGTTCTATTTTGAAATTGAAGTAAATTTTTAGCGTATCTATATGTTTTGCTTTGATTTTCTTCATTTAATTGTTGAACAGTAGTAGTTATTTTTTCTATTGTATCGTTAGTTATTTTTGGTAATTTTATCACATCTTCTGTATCAGAAATTAATTCATCTAAATCAACACCAAGAGCCTTTGCTATACTTTGTATGGCTTCTAAGGAAGGTTCTAACGGTTTCTTAGTTTGTGGATTTATACCTTTTTCTAACATCGATATATACCCTTTACTTTTACCTGATAAATCTCCAAGTTGCTGCATAGTTAACTTTCTTTCTGTTCTAAAACGTTTGATTTTTGCACCTAATTTCATAGTACAACCTCCTTTTAAGATAAGTGTACAACATATTAAACACACTGTCAATTAATTAAGTAGAATATATTAAACTTTTTTCAAAAAAACTATTGACTTTTTGTGTTTAATATATTAAACTTATATACAGGAGGTGGTAATGAAGTGAACACTGGTTACAAAATAAAAGAATACCGTGATAAAAAGAACATATCACAAAAAGAACTTGCTAAAATCAGTGGTGTATCAAGGAGTATAATCGTTGGACTTGAAACAGGAACTTATACAACAACAACTACTGATACATTGTTAAAAATAGCAAAAGCACTTGATGTGAAAGTTCAAGATATTTTTTTAAATTAAAAGTTTAATATATTAAACAAGTAAGGAGGAAACAATGGAAACAAACGGAAATGTAATTACTGAATTACCTTTAGTGCTAGATGTTGAATTGAAACACATTGCACAATTAGATGAACTTTTAGAAAGTGTAAAAAAGATATGTGATAAGCATAACCACATACCTTATATAAAAGAGTTGAAAGTTTCACTAAAATTCAAAAACGATACACTCTAAATCAGAACCGAATATTTCAAATGTTGAGTTATCAAAATAGAATTTATAGAAATATTCATCGTTTGACAAAGTTTTAAAGTCTTCTTTTTTAGTTAACGTGATTTTGTTAGGAATGTTATCTAAAGAAGAAACATAAAACATAGGAATGTACTCAATTTGAAATACATTTTTCAAAATAATGTTTCGTTTAGAGTTATTTTTGAAATAGTAAATATGAATCATATAATTCACCTCCTGTAAGGTAATTATAACATGAAAATTAGTAAGGAGATAAGGAAACAATGATTATTTTAATTTGTGTCCTAGTATCATTTATAACATCGGCGACTATAACGATATGGCATTTAAGACATCTTAATAAGATGCTTAAGAATATATATATAGACTGTACAGCATTAACATTGTCTGTAAAAAAAGAGATAGAAGAGCAAGGAGGAAGAAATGGATATTAAAAACACTATACCTGATTTTAGTAAATTTAGTAATGAAGAACTTTTTAAATGTTTATGGAATATAAAAGTACAATTACCTAAACGCACGTGGTATGACTATATAGAAAATATTGACAAGATGTTTTTAAGTCGAGAAGTGTTAGGTAAACGAAATATTAAGTTTGAAATAAAAGTAAAGTAAGGCACAAAGAGTACCTTACCTTATAAAAATTATTCGATAACTTCAGAAGTATAATCGTTAACATTATCGTTAGAAATATCTTCGTGAATTTGTTTGTAAATAGTATTGTATCTTTCGACGACATTATATTCAGATACTTTACCATCATTGATATACTTTTCGATAATTTTTAACGTTAGAATTTCTGTTAGTTCTTTAGTATTCATAAATAATTACCTCCTATATTACTTGGCTAACGAGCCTGTAAGGTAATTATAACATGAAAATTAATAAGGAGATAAGGAAATGGAAACACAAGAAGTAGTAAAAGTGAAACCTAGCATCCCGATGGGAGAAGGAGCTTTAACAGGTTTAGATAATTGGTTCACTAAATATCGTCAAGTTGTTTATGAAAAAATTATTAAACCAAAATTAGAACAAGAGAAAAGAAAAGGAGCTTAACAATGAATAGAGTTAAACAACGTAAATTTAACAATCTGTACTGGACTTATGCAGTCGTAACAATTTGTATGCTAGTATTGAGTTCTTTTGAATGGAGAACTATTTTAGGAGCATTCCTAATTATAACTGGCATTACATTTTATGGTTTTGATGAACGAGGGGAATTTGCATTTCCTGATATGGAGGAAGAAGATGAGTAAACAACATTTTGATTATGTTAAACCTATTATTGAATGGGCATACGAACGAGAAATAATGACTAAAGGTAGATTGACTAAACAGTTATTAAAATCGGAGCAAGAAAATGGAGAATTGCAAGAAGCTATTGAAAGTTATGAGAATGGTAATAAAGATGCTTTAGTTGAAATTAAAGATGCTATCGGAGATGTATATGTAACTTTAGTTGTTTCAATGGCTTTATATGATGAAGAACAAACACATTCTATTTTCAAAAAAATGAAACCTACTATAGACGGTGTAGTTACATTAAATTGGAAATATTATATTAGTGAAGCTAAAAATCAAGATACATTAATCTTTAAAGTATTTACAGATGAAGGAAAAACTATTAATGATATAGCAGCTAGATTATCTAGTTATGTTACATTTTTATCAATGGTAGCAAGTATGTATGATTTAGAGTTAGTAGAGTGTATAGATTATGCTTACAACACTATCTCAAAACGTACTGGAAAAATGATTGATGGAAGTTTTGTAAAGGATAAATAAGGTGCAGGAAATGACTATAGAAAACATTAATAAACCGAACCCTCAGCACTACAAAGTAGAGTTAAAAAACGTACCCGCAGTTATCAACGGACAAGAGGTTGTAGTAGATAGCATACAGCTTGAAACAAGACATATTTTAAAAGATATAGTAAATGATGCTAATATGACTCACGAGCAAGCAGCGTGGTACTGGAGTGTTGGTAAAAGGTATTTCAGATTATGTAAGAAACATGATGAACCAACAACTGATATTAAGAAGATAATTCAAGAATCAACATTCTTAATTAGTTCACTATTAGGTAAAGAGTATAAAGCACAACTATTAGATGAACAAGGAAATGATTTATTAAACGAAAGAAAAGAGGATAAATAAGATGGAAATTAGAATTGATGAAAGATTAGTAGATGTATTTAATGAAGTGGTAGAAAAAGATGATAAACCTTTTAACGGAGAAAAGAATTTAGAGAAAGCTATAAACAGTCATTTAGCAGAGTACTTTTCTTATATTTTAAGTGAAAATGATGGTTTTTTAACTGAAGAATCAAGAGAAAAATTAATGAACTTTATTGTAGAAGATATTAATAAAGATGATAAACTATCGCCATTTGATAAACTTATAGTGAATTTAATGATTAAAGCTGCAAAGGGAAAATAAGGAGAAAAATAAAAATGAAGAAAAACACTGTAAAGTACTTAGAGATTGAAAGAAATACTCATGAAATATTTGAACATCTATGTGACTACTTAGGAGTGAATATTTATACTATGGCTAACTTCATGGTAGTTAAAGGTATTATATCATTTTTAGAAGGAACAGAAAATAATGATAAGTTTTCAGAAGATGAAAAGTTACATATTTATGGTATGGATAGTTCTTTGGAAATAAATCTATTAGATGAGATTAGAAAACATGCACTAAAAAAAATGGTTGAAGGTATGCTTGAAATTTTAAACAAGGAGTGATTGGGTATGGGTTTTCATAATTATAGAGCTTTTGTTGATAATAAAATTTATAGAGTGGTAGATTGGAGTGAAAATTTTATTGTTTTAAGTAGAAAGTTTGAAAGTAAATATGTTCAATCTATTAACCCTAAAAAAAAAGATGTAATTATCATAACAGGTAGTGGTATTAAAGATAAAAAGAGTAATGAAATTTTTAGTGGAGATATTGTTGTAAATTCTGATAAAGATATTGGAATTGTTAGATTTAAGGACGCAGCTTTTGAGGTTGATTTTAAAGAATATATTCCTGCTTTATTAGGTTTGATAAATGATGATTTAGAAATAATAGGAAATATTTATGAAAATAAAAAATTGTTAGATAAGGTTATCGACAAAAAGAAAAAAGTAATTTGTTTAAATAAAATTGAAAATAGAATTACTGAAAAAAGGAAAAGAACGTCTAAAAAGACGTTCAAGTGATTAATTAAATTATATCGTATTTGCTTAATAAAAGCAAGAGAGAGGATAGAAGGAGGTGCTGGAAATGCTATTATTTGATGAACAACCAATAGTATATGATAGAACGTTGGCAAAGATGTTAAAAAAAAATGGTGGTGATAGAGCCGCTACGGTATTACAGCAAGTTCACTATTGGGTGGAAAATAATAAAAAAAATAAAAAATACGAAGCATATGTTGACGGTTATTGGTGGACTTATCAGTCTATACAAGAGTGGTATGAAAATGATTTTAATCATTGGACATATTCTTTAGTAAAAAGTTCATTTAAAAGATTAAGAGAGGTAGGATTATTAATTGCCTTGCAACTGTCTAAAGATAAAACTGATAAAACAAATTGGTATAGGATTAATTATGAAAAGTTAGAAAAGCTTTATAAAGATTTTAAAAAAGAAAAAGAAGACCATTTACTAAAACAAACAAATGCATTGGCTAAAAATCAACCAATGGCATTGGCTAAAAATCAACCAATAGATTTGCCAAAAATGAACCAATGTAATAAAAAGAATAATAAAAGAATAAATAAAGAGAATAATATATCATATCATTCATCAAGTAATAATATTATATATAGCGAATCTGAACAAGCGACTGATGAACGATTGATTGAAGAGGACAAGAAGGATATTAGTTCTCGTAAGAAGTACAATACACAGTGTTTCAGAGATAGCTTTGGTTATAACCGAGTCAGTAAAGATAAACAAGAAGAAGTTGATAAGTGGATAGCTTATGCAGTTGATATATGTTTGAAGATACCTAGCGAGGAAATACGAATAGGTATGTTAAATATTACAGCAGGAGAGCTTAGAGATAGACTATTAGAATTAAGGTACGAACATATAAATAATGTATTGTCTAAATTAAACCCTGATATTAAAGTATCTAATCACAGAAACTATATATTATTTATCTTGTATAATGCGAAAGAACAATATGAGAGTAGATTATCAACTAGCAGCAAGCCAGCAAGTAAATTTAATAATAAATATGTTGCTCCTACACCTGAATACTTAGAGAAAAGAATTAGTAATCGTGGAGCTACTGGAGAAAGAATAATAACTAAAGAGGATGAAGATGCTTATGCTGAAATGATGAAGGTTTTAGGCAACGGAAAAGAACAAGAAGACATAGAGTGATAATTTTCAATAACGGAGGTTATCAATGGAGTTTGTAGAACCACTTAGAACTCAAGAAGAATTAGATGCTATGAATTATTATTTCAAAAGCAGGAGTGAACGTGATTATTTATTGTATTACATGGGCATAAATGTTGCATTTAGAATAAGTGATTTATTAGGTTTAAAAGTAGGAGATGTAAGAGGGCGGGATAAAGTCAGAAGACGTGAGATGAAGACAGGTAAATTAAGAGAAATGGTTATTTTACCTAAATTAAAGCGTGTTTTGGAAGATTATTGTGTAGGTAAAGAAGATGAAGAATATCTGTTTAAATCAACACGATATAAGAATTCTAATCGTCCTATTACAAGGACACAAGCGTACAGGATATTAAAGACTGGAGCTAAAGAATGTGGTATTAAAAACATAGGTACACATAGTTTTAGGAAGACTTTTGGGTATCATTTTTACAAAGATAATAAAGACGTAGTAACACTGATGAAATTATTTAACCACCACGACCCTAGTATTACTTTACGATACATTGGAATCGAACGAGATGAAATGAGTAAAGCAGTTAAGAAATGGGGAGGTTTATAATATCATTCTTAAAATTTAATTGTTATATGTAACGAATAAGGAAAACATTACATCCCTATATAACGGATATGTGCTAGGTATTGATAGCAATAGTATTTAGAGATATGTAGTGCATGTAACACTTTATTAGATATGATACATATATATTTAATAAATCAGTCAGTCAATCAGTCAGTCAATCATAAAAAACAAAGGAGAATTAGTAAATGATTAACAGTGTAATTTTAACTGGAAGGTTAACAAAAAATATAGATTTAAGACAAACAAGTACAGGAAAAGCAATGACTTATTTTACTTTGGCAGTAAATAGAGTTTTTAAAAATGAACAAGGTGTTAGTGATGCAGATTTTATTACTTGTGTGGCTTTTGGAAAACAAGCAGAGAATATGGCAAGATATTTAACTCAAGGAAGTTTGATAGGTGTAGAGGGTAGAATTTCTACAAGGAATTTCCAAGGTAATGATGGTAAGACTGTTTATGTTACAGAGGTAGTTGCTGGGAATGTAACTTTCTTAGAAAGTAAAAAACAGCAAGGAAATACTAGTCAATACAGACAAACGCAAGATAGTGGTTATAGTCAACAAGCTAATAATGGTTTTGGAGTCTTTGAAGATAATATTGATTTTGATATGGGATGGAATCCGTTTCAAGAGAATTAATGGAGGAGAGTTAGGGTGGAATTAAATATTTATAGAATCACACGGATATTAGATGGAACAGACCATTACTATAAAGGTGTTAAAGCTATAAGAGTTTATCATGAGAAAGTTGCATTTGTATTTTCTAAAGAAAAGATAATCTCTTGTGAATTTAAAAATATACCTATGGAGTTTTTAGATGGAACTACAAAAGTTGAAGTTGATGCAATGTATTACGAACGAGAGGAAGAAGTATCTTTAGTTGAAAAAATATTAAGTGAAGATGAAGAGGAATATAAAAATGAGTAAAAGAGATACTGGTATTACAGATAAACTTGCTAATCTAACAGAAGGTCAATCTTATATGGCTGTTGAGTTTGAAAAGATGCAAGAGGATATGAAAGAATTACAAGAATCAATGTTATATGTTCAATCAAACTGGAAATTTACGAAAACAGAATTTAATTGGTTTTTCGCTAATAGGTTGAATATGATAGATGAAAGTATCGACAAAGTAAAACTAATCTTGATAGTATGGTTTATTTTTACACTTGTAATAACAGTATTAGGTGCAATATATCATAAGTAAGGAGAGTTATATGGGAATGAAAAATTATCAAGGTGGAGAGTTACGTTATCGACCTAGTGCAGAAGAACTAGACGAAAGAAAACAGTCTACTATGAGTAGAAAATATGAAAAGTATATTATCGGACAAAATTTTTATTTTGGTGGTTATCAAACAAAGTATAGGTTTCCTAACGGATATGGAGCTAGTGTTTTTAATAATAACGCTAGTCGTGGACTTGAGTTAGCAGTTTTCTTTGAAGAAAAGCTAGGTAATAACATTTCTATCACTTCTGATGCATTAGGTTTTATTGAAAATGAAGAAGAGTTAGATAAATTGTTAAAACAAATTAAGGAGTCATGATGGGAAGATTAGAAAAGATATTAATTATACTTTGCTGTATAGTGGCTGTATTCACGTTAGGAGTGTTTTTAGGTGGTTATACAGCAGATAAGAGGATAGAAGAACTTGCTGCTCATAATACAGCACAATATCAAACGATAGAGAAGCAGAAGGCACGTATTAGAGAGTTGCAACACATGAAACAGTTGAAGGAGATTTATGGATAATGAAGATTGAAGATGTAAAAATAGCTAACGATTTATTAAAAGAACTAAAAAATGTAGATGGTTTATTAAAAAAATCACAATTAACTGGATATTATGTTGTAGTAAATTTAGCAGATGAAAATATTTATTTAAGCCAAGGAGGAAAAGAGAAAATTTTAGAAACAGTAAGAGAAATTAGAAAAGATATAGTTCAAGAATTAGAGAAGATGGGAGTAGAGATATAATGAATTTTAGAGAAATAAGAGAAGCTAACAAATTAATTGATGAAATAAAAAAATTGGATAGTTTTACAATGGACGTTCAAAACCCTGAAAGAACTTTAACGGTATCTACCAGCTTTAGCGGAGTAACAATAAAGAAAGAACACAGATTTAAAATTATACAAGTTATATTAGGAATGAGAAGCGAATTGGCGGAAGAATTGGAAAAGTTAGGAGTTACGGAGTATGATGACAATGATTAAAAGAGTAGTAGAAATAACAAGTAACATTGAGTCTCTAGTTGATAAAATTAATGATTTTATCAAAAATGATTTAAAAGAGAACGAATATGTTATAGATATTAAGTATATAGGAAATGAAACACGGTTTAAACTTTATGGAAAAAGTTTTGAAACTGTTGTAGTAGCAATTGTGCATATAGGAGAATTAAAATAATGAAACAACCAAAAGTATATATTAAGAGTTTAGATAAAGTGTTAGAAGTAGAGTCGATTAGATTTGATACTAAAGTAGTTGAAATTTACGATGAAGATGAATCTAGATATCGATACTGTAATTTTGATGAAGTTGAGTTTATTTACGGTACTGGTTTTATAGATAAAAACGGAAAAGAAATTGAAAGTGGAGATATTTTGAAAACAGAGTTTGAAG